TTATCAAACCAGTGCCTCCCATTGCAATATTTTCTTTAGTAACTGCGGAAGCTTTATAGTCACTATAATTACCCACCCTGATATCTGCGGCACTAGAACTATCGCTTGGATTTGCAGCAAAAACAATATCGGTTGAATCAAAACTAACTTTATCTTGACTGGGTATATCAAAAACAGTTGGATAAGTTTTTCCATCCCTTGAGCATGCCAATAGCTTAGAATCTCCAATAAAATTAATTAAACTGTATTTATTGTTCGCATTATATATGCAAGTATAATCCACCACCGTACCATCATGCTTGATCACACTCACGCCACCATCGGTGGCCACAGCAATTGTGGGGACGGGTAAACCAGTATCCGCATCAATTGGTGCGTTTGGTAAAATGGTCATGGCGACGTCGTTGATGTGTTTATTTACAAGATTAGGGGTGGTTACATCTGCGATATTCTGAAAAGTCCCATTTCTATTATAAACTCCTGAGCCGCTTCTATAGCTTTCAGTATAGCCATCCTGTTTGGACCAACGCTCCATTATCTCCGAAATAAAGTTTACGTAAATTAAATGACCATAATTATTACCATCACTACAACCTACGTAAATATTACCATTAATTCCTGTTATGCATGTAGCTGGTCTAGTTATTAAGTATTTACTATTACCACCATTTTCAAACACCATCCACATACTCAAATCTGGATCATCACCATCATAAATAGTAACCTTGTCTGCTTCCGCCGCAATCACTGCCACCGCAGGAAATTCTCGGCGACCACCGCGAGTCGCAGTATTCAACTCCTCATTGTACCAACTTGTATGTTGTGTACGCTTTCTCCATGCGCCGCCGTCACTATCACGACTAGTATCATACACAAACACATCCACTGCGGTGCCACCAACCAATGCAGCAATCTCACCAATTTGTAGATCATCCACATTTGCACCGCCGCGCACCAATAAATTTTCATCAGTACCTGTGCGATCCTTTCCGATGTACAATCCAAGACCACTCAAGCGGTCACGCATTTTTCTAAAATCCAGAAGCTCGGCGAGTTTTTCGCGCAGGTTTGTTTGTTTTGTTTGTACTGTGCTCATATTAGTTTTGAATTATTGTGCCTTCAGCTGCGCTGATGCTGTTTGAAATTGCGGTTGTTGTATTGTTTACACGAACAAGTCCGCGGAAATCACTGCGGCCACTGGCTGTGCCAACATGTAGTAATTGATTGCTGTCATCGTATGCTAATGCAGTCACGGCATCGCTACTGCCATACAATGTGGCTTGTGCGCCATCTTGAAATAGTACCTTCTCATCGTGGTAGATCTTGGCGATTTGATCGGGTGTTGGAGCTGTTTTAGAAATTCGTAAAAGTGAGAAAGACAATCCTGTAGAAACAGCATTGTTCGTATTTCCTGAACCTATGACAAGAGGAGCAGTTGTAGCATAAAATGATTGAGTTGTGTATGCATTGTTTGAGTGCCTTAATGTACCATCAACGTATATGTTAAATACGCCAGATGATCTAGTAACAGCGACATTAGTCCAGTTGGGTAAGGTTGAATTGTTACCCATCTGAGCCTCAACCATAGTTGCATACGAGATGCCGTCCCAAGAAGCAGTAAATCGTATTCCACCAGCGGCATCTTTATATAATGTCCAAGCCGCATCAACAGTTCGCTTACCAACACCCATCATATCTGACGCATCGGTTAAATTCTTAACCCAGAATGATATACAGAAGTCGCCAGCGCCAAATGCTAAATCTGAATTATATGGCTGCTCTAATCTATCTTCGCCGTAATCACCACTCGTAAATCCACTGTATGCGACGAGGTCGGCGCCGGGAGCAACTGGGGTTTTGTTTATTTCTCCTACTATTTGTAGGCCGTTATTGTTGACACTGCGGTCGTCTACGGCGGGGCGAACGGAGATGTTGTCAACTTCAAGTGACAGATTATCACTTGCAGTGTTAATCATAAAGAAAACCCTCAGATTATCAGAAGAAGCAACAAAACTATGAGATTTTTTCACAAAAGGTGCATTAGCACCAGAAGACACATATTCTCTACTTATTAACTCAGTATTGGAGGCTAAATCTTGAACCATTCCAAACATGTTACCAGTAGTATCAACACCTCTTAGTTCGTAAGATATTGTGTATTTTTTACCAACGACAAAGCTGTCAATATCTTGATATGCATAAGCCTGATCTTCTGTTGTTTGGGAAACTTGAAGAACACCATTGTTATCAGATATTGTACCGCGAACAGCAGTCCACCCCGTTGTTCCATTTGAAAAATCGCCGTTTGTTATGAGTTCTGTTGTGGCTCGAACGCTGACGTTGTCGAATATAACATATGTTCCATCCCCATTTGATAAAGAATTTAATATTATCAATGTTTCTTGGTGTCGAGCGGTAAAATTAACCATTCCTATATTTCCATTACTAACATCGACTGAATACGAATTACCAGTAGCGTCACTAAAGTATATTCTACCAGTATTAGACGAATTATTTGCTTCTATAACTTCAGCAGACAATGCATATTGCTTACCCACAATTGTTTGTATGGATATACTTGTTCTAGCATTATTAGTACCCCCATGTTCGACTTTTAAATTATTATTACTTATCGACAATTGAGCCCCAGCAATAGACGTCCAACCATCTACAGTTCCGTCTCCATTATCATAACCAACACTCCCGTCAGCAACAGTTTTAAAATCGCCATTCGTTAACAATTCATCACTATTTACTCCAATTGTTTCCACTGTTGTGTCGCTCAATGTGGCCAATTTTATATCGCCGGGCATCCAACCGGTGTTGTATTTGCTATTCACATATGCAACAATAGATTTTTTGGGCTCTGCTTTATTTTCATCAAATAAAGTCAATCCAGAACCATTACCAAGTGATTCCGCCTCAATGGCGGTAATTGGATTGTCAGCATTTATAAAAGCAAAATCTCCATAAACATCATTCTCATAAAATGTAATTCCGTTATCCTTATTTGGTTGCCAATGAGCTATTGCATAATCAAAATCAGGTATATCTAGCGTCCAATAAGATCTCTGCTGGGTAGAATCCATGGTGAATCTAATTTTATAGTCTTTTGTGAAGGTGATATGTTCGGTTTGTCTGTAAACAGGATCAGATTGCGTGTTTGTAATATCCACCACCGTTCCATCATCCTTTATCACACTCACACCACCATCGGTGGCCACAGCAATTGTGGGCACCGGTAAACCAGTATCTTCATCAATTGGTGCGTTTGGTAAAATGGTCATGGCGACGTCGTTACAATTTGTATTTACGATATAGTTCGTACTATTTTTTTGAGATAAACCTTTACCAGAATTTCTTTCCCCAATCCCTCCAAGATATTCTCTATGGGCACTGTTTGTAACTCTTTGTGATTTATCTGAAATAAATTTAATTATATATATTGCTTCAGTTGATGTTGTAAGTGATAGTATTCCGTTTAAACAAGTGATTGCACTATTAGATGCTGTAGTTGCTCCAATTAAATTATTACTTATTACATAAGATCCACCTTGATTAAACACCATCCACATGCTCAAGTCTGGATCATCACCATCATAAATGGTAACCTTGTTTGCTTCCGCGACAATCACTGCAACCGCAGGAAATTCGCGGCGACCACCACGTGTCTCAGTATTCAACTCCTCATTATACCAACTGGTGTGTTGCGTGCGCTTTCTCCATGCGCCGCCGTCACTATCACGACTAGTATCATACACAAACACATCCACTGCGCTATCGCTGATCTCGGCAGCAATCGCGCGCAATTCTAACATGTCGGCGCTAACATCATCAAGATTCACCGCATCCTGATAAGCCAAGGTTCCCAAATCTTTGTTTAATGGTATTTGATTCGGGGCGGTGCCAAGATCAGAAGGTGTTATTGGAGCTTGACCGCTAATAGTCAAGTTGTCAAAGTCGGCGGTTTTTGCGGTGAAGTTTTTCATTTTTTTTTATAATTTTAAGATTCTAGGGCGGAAATTCTAGCGGCCAGAGATTCATTTTGAGATTTTAGCTGTTCAATCAGCTGCTGTTGTTCTTGGATCGCGGCGATGGCATAAGTGAATAAACTATTGTAATCAAGGCCATGTGGGCTGGTTACCGTTCCATCTTGATCAACACCTTCTGGACTGACAGCAAATGCAAGTTCATCAACCGTCAACACTTGTTGTGCAATAACACCTGCTTCGATGCGATGTTCTACTGGTTCGCCATTAGAATCTACTGGATTGCCGTCAGCATCAAGCTCGAAATCGTGATCGGTATCATACATTTCGGTTGTTTTGATGTACTTCTTGGGTGTGATTTTCGAGAGCGTCTCGAGCGCACCAATGATTGGCTGCTCGTTGTGTTTAACGCGGTCGTCAGAAGTTATCTCATTTGAACCAACATATGATGTGCCTAATATTTTCAACGTACCATTCACATTCAATTTATAAGAACCAGGATCCGTAGTACCAATACCTACATTGCCGTTGGAGGCGATACGCATTTTTTCATCTCTATTGCCAACTCCATCATCTGTGCCAAAAACTAAATTTGAATAACGCACACCGTCTTGCTCTTGTACACTAGCTATATAACTTATTCTACCAAAAGAGTTTCCTGTAGAATAATTCTGAAATACTATACCAACATTATTACCAGCTACGCCAGCAGACCCTACTTCGTTTCTCAATGTCAAGCTTCCATTTAACCCTGAGTTGCTATTGGCATAAATAGAATTACTATTTGTAACATTAACACTATTGCCAACCACTTCCAACTTCGCACTAGGACTCGTAGTACCAATACCTACATTGCCTGTGTTTTTAGGTATTACTAGATGTTGGTCTATTGTAGTGTTATTGTCATCTGTTGTTCCTAAAAACAAACTGTTAGTTGTACCATCATACCCTACTGTGGCTCCTGTTGAACCTGCAGATTCTTCATAAAAAGTATAGGCTTTATCACCAGAAGCTGCAGAACTAATCCTTACGTTTCCTGATTCTACATCAAGCTTATACCCAGGACTCGCAGTACCAATACCTACATTGCCTGCGGAGTCGATGGTCATATCTGTACGAGTCGCAGATGCAGTACCAAATCTTATATTATGTCCATCACTTCTGATGCATAAGTCATCTGCTAATGCACCAACAAGAATTTGTGAAGTTGCACCACACAGACCAACACGAGCTTGACCTACACCACCCTTACTAAATGATTGTATGACATCCTTAGTTCCTGCTACTTCATTAATATCTAACTTCGTAACAGGATCCGTAGTACCAATACCTACATTGCCGTCGGAGGTGATGCGTACTTTTTCTGTCGCAGAGTTATTGGTGTAAGTTTTGAAAGCCATATAGCTATCAATATCGCTGTCAGTAGCAATCCAAGCATTGTCCTTACCAACCTCAATAACACCTGCGTCATTTTTAACTGCTCCGCTATCACGAGATAAGCCAAAACCTAACTGGACTGTTTGTAAAGTTGAATTTGCGGTTACATTTTCATTAGCCAAGACAATAGGCATTTGAGAACTGTTTTCGTTTTTCACTACATGCAAAGGTTCATTAGGACTCGTAGTACCAATACCTACATTGCCGTCGGATTGCAAATATAAATAGCTTAGGTTTCGAGCTTCACTACGAAAATCAATGCTACCATTTGTACTACCAATGGAAAAATCCGTTGAAGCTCCCCCACTATTCTTTTGATCAAAATAAATTTTTCTTGTAGCTCCATTAGTTTGGTCGCTAATTGTAATGTCTCCATTACTAACCTCCAACTTCCCACCAGGATTCGTAGTACCAATACCTACATTGCCGGTGTTAAGGATAGTTATTTTTTCTGATGTTCCCCGTGTTATATGAGCTTTATTTTCTGAGTCTATATAAAACCTAAAACTGTCGATTCCTGTTCCCGATTGGTGACCCAATAGTATTCCACCTAAATTAGTTGGGCCTCCAGCAATGTGTAACTTAGAAACAGGATTCGTAGTACCAATACCCACATCACCCGTGAATATACCATTTTTTGTTCTAAAATTTTTCATGTTATTTGTTTTCTAGATTTTTAATGCGAGAAACCAGGGAGTCAATTGTTGACTGTTGAGATTCATTTTGAGATTTCAAGTCTTCGATTGTTTGTTGTTGTTCTTGGATCGCGGCGATGGCATAAGTGAATAAACTATTGTAATCAAGGCCATGTGGGCTGGTTACCGTTCCATCTTCGTCAACACCTTCTGGGCTCACAGCAAATGCCAATTCATCAACCGTCAACACTTGTTGTGCAATAATACCTGCTTCGATGCGATGTTCTACTGGTTCGCCATTAGAATCTACTGGATTGCCGTCAGCATCAAGCTCGAAATCGTGATCGGCATCATACATTTCGGTTGTTTTGATGTACTTCTTGGGTGTGATTTTCGAGAGCGTCTCGAGCGCGCCAATGATTGGCTGCTCGTTGTGTTTAACGCGGTCATCAGAAGTGTGAACGGTTACTCCATTGACCGCAATATTTCCATGCACATCCAACTTTTGCAGAGGACTCGTAGTACCAATACCTACATAGCCGCCGGAGGTGATGGTCATTCGTTTTTGTTTTATTTCAGTAGTGGCATCCGTCCCGAAATGCATTGCATCAATCGAATTATCATATGTAATTCTACCGATTGATTTATTGTCTGAATCACCGAACAACACACCTACCAAATTACTTGTTCCACCTGTAATACCGACAAAAGTGTCACCGCTTCCCTGAACATTTAATGGGTAACCAGGATTCGTAGTACCAATACCTACCTTGCCGTTGGAGTCGATGCGCATTGCTTCTGATATAGTACTTGTAGAACGAGTTTGAAAAGTTAATGCACATTTTCCATCTACAGCATTCTCACTTACTGCATGAATTCTTGCTAACGGATTATTACCACTTACTGTCGATACACCTGCAAAAAGATCAATACCACAATGACTGTCGGCAGTGTCTTCTTTCATGTTCCGTAATCGCAGCAAATTTCCCGAGGTGCCGCTACTATACAAAGCGCCACTATTAGTATGAACCTCTAACGGTCTAGATGGACTCGCAGTACCAATACCTACATTGCCGTTTTTCTGTACTCTTAATTTATGACTACCTGATTGATCGGTAATCTTTAAATAAGCCGCCTCTTCATGAAAATTAGCGTCAGTATTTGTAATATGTAAACCTGCTGGATTACCTGCTGAACTAGGGCTTATCTCAATTTTAGCAATATCACCAGCTATTCTTTCACCTACTACTTGCAACTTCGCAGCAGGACTCGTAGTACCAATACCTACATGGCCGTCGGAGTGGTTAATTGAAAACCTATTAGCAATAAAAGAGTCATCATCAGCAACCGTATCTATCTGGAAAATAGCACCATTGTTTCTGATTAATGAATTTAAATCTGACTGGTCGTTTTCACTAAGCCATATCCTAGGTTGAGAACCCTCTAGCTTCATGGATGGCGTACCTCCTGCTATATGCAATTTATAATCAGGACTCGTAGTACCAATACCTACATTGCCATCTTCGTCGATGGTCATTCTTGCAGCCAGGCCACTTCCATTTTGTCTTGTCGCAAAATACAGCGATGTATTTCTGTCTCCAGCATCTTTAAAATGAGCACCAATTCTTGCTGTTATAAAATCTGTACTATTATGGAAATCCAATGATGCAAAATTACCGTCTGTATCAGATTTATTTCTTATTTTTATGCAAGCATTATTATTATTTGCCATAAGATTTGTAACCGCTTCCTCTCCCTCAATAGTTAATTTAGAACTAGGATTCGTAGTACCAATACCTACATTGCCTCCCGAAAAAGCAAATCCTTGGCTTGATGTAAATCCAAGCTTAACAGTATCATCACTACCCCATGTGATTCCTGCATCGCTCAATGAACTACTGGCTAAGTTTTTAGCAATAACAATGTTATTATCTTCAACCTCAAGAGTTTGAGTATTGATTGTGGTTGTATTACCATTTATTGTTAAATCGCCGCCGACAGTTAAATTTCTTTGAATGCTTACGTTTCGATCATTGTATTGAAGATCGTCTGTTCCAAGTTCCCAGTGAACATCTTTTCCGCCAAACACAGTATGAATACGATAGCTTGTTGTAGGAACAGGTTCAGAGAAAATTACATGATATCCAGTTTCACTTATACCAGAAGTAGTATACGGAATGATTTCTCCTTCGCCATTTATTTCCAAGCTTGCTGCGATTCTAGGAACATTATCCAAGGTGCCAATTGAACTTGTCCAATTGATGGCAAATGATTCAGTTCCCTGAGGAACATTCGAGACAAAAGAATTTGGAACCTCTGTGCTGGAACTTGATCCGCCAATTCCAAGGGTATCAGGAGAAGCTGCAATCCAAGCGCTTCCGTCCCATTTTATGATATCATTTGTTCCTCCAGCACTTGTGCCCCCAACTGAATTGAAACGTATATCCTCAACATATGCAATACCATTAACATCAAGATCGTAAGAATTATTAGGGCTTTCAGTTCCAATACCAACCGATCCTGCGTTATAATAAATGTTTCCATCTATAGCTGCGTCATCTTCCCATTTTCCAAGATCATCAATGGTTCCAGTTAAAACATCATTACCATTTATTTTGATTCCTTGAGGACCCGAAACATTCAAGTTTCCACTGACTATCAAATTATCAGAAAGTTTAACATCTCCGCGATCAAAGTATATGCTATTTACTCCAGTTTCCCAATAAACATCTTTACCGCCAAACGAAGTATGAAGCTTGTACCCTAATGATGGAATTTCTTTTGCGAAAACTACATGAAAACCAGTCTCACTAACTCCAGACAATACATACGGAATGATTTCTCCATCTCCTTCAATTTCTAGCTGAGTGCAAACCGCAGGAATTTCTCCCAATTCCTGAGAAAATTCGACGGCGTGAACCGAAGAGCCTACGCTCATTTGCTGTATAAAAGATTTTGGAATTTCTCCAGTCAATAAACCTCCTGGATTATTCGCGGCGGGAGCCCAGGTTGCTCCATTCCACATTAAAATCTCTCCATTTGTAGGAGTGCCTCCGCCAATCACACCATTAGATTCTACAACAAATTCATTGCCAACAGAAATTTTTGAGGAATCAATAGTGCCAGCATAAACATCTCCTTGAACATGAAGCTTCTCAGGGCTTGGCGTGCTTGTTCCAATTCCTACATTTCCATAATAATATATATTATTAGCTGTATCTTCAGACCATTTTCCCAAGTCTTCTACAGTTCCGGTTAAAACAGGATTTCCACCAAGAGTCAAGCTGTTTGAAAATTGCGCGTTAGTCGACTTGATCGTGCCCACCACATCAAGCTCGCTTGAAGGATTGGTTGTTGCGATACCCACATTTCCTTGATTATAATAGATTTCTCCAGCCTCAGATTCATTCTCTGTCCACTTGCCAAGTTGATCATTCGAAAGTATGCCGTCAACAACTCCACTAAGAACATCTATATCACCTGTTGCAGAGTCAACAACCGCCTCAAGAGTATCAAGATCTCCGCTGATAACATCTATATCACCTGTTGCAGAGTCAACAACCGCCTCAAGAGTATCAAGATCTCCGCTGATAACATCAACGCTTCCAGATAAACTCTCAAAAGCTGTATCATCATCAACCTCGGCACTTAAAAGACCACTAACGACCCCGCTGATTGTATCGATATCACCTGTTGCAGAGTCAACAACCGATTCAAGAATATCAAGATCTCCGCTGATAACATCAATGTCAGAAGAAACATTGGAGCCTTTTACAAAAAGATTAGCTGCGATTAAAACATCACCGCCTTGTTGTATAAATATTCCACTTCCAGCAGAATCACCAAGAGACAATCCATCAGTATCCCTTGCTCTCAATTCATCTCCCTGAAATTGCATACCATCAGAGATTCTAACATGCTCGCTAAATTCCCATGCATCAGTAGCATTGTTCCAAAGAATTGTTTTATTGGTGGTTCCTCGCAGAGTCAAGCCCCCTCCATCTGCAGTTATATTGGTAGGATTATCAACGCTACCGAGCTCTATGTTTTTATCGTCAACAGTTATCTCGCTACTGTTTATGGTTGTCAAGGTTCCATCCACAGAAAGATTACCGCCTACTTTAACATCCCCCGTTACATGCAAGCTTGCCTCGGGCACAGTTGTTCCAATACCAACCTTGCCACCACTAATACCAACAATAGCTTCTGTTTCTTCAACAAAGGAACCATCTCCACTTTTGATTAAATATACTTGATTTTCTGACATAACTTTATAAAGGGTTTATCGATTCGCGACTTCTTTCATGTTATTGATATACACAATCATCACTTTAACTAGAAACAAAATACCTCATGAATATTTTTTTTAGTTCATATGTATAAGCCATAAAATGAAGTATAAATGTATCATCATCAATCATTCGCGGATCAGTGTTGAATTTATTCATAGGAAAAATCTTACGATTAAATCCAAAGCCGTCGCTTGATTTCAATATCTTACAGAGTATTTCTTGGTCACCTCCGCTTGCATACAAACTACTTTTATCGCCCTTGAATTCCATCCATTTTTTGATTATGTTTTTTGTATAATTATGATTTCTAAAAATTAAAACTCCACTGTTGAGCATAGAATTTTTACCCACATCCTCGCAGGCAATTATCTTTTTGGTTGAGCTGCATTTGTCAAGAATATCCTCAAAGCGCTTTTCGGAATTGTATATCACTGTATCTGAATCCATCCACACAATATCTTCGTGATCATCAAAGTGATTGAGAATCGCTCGCGCTTTGGACCAATTTGCACTCGCATCATCTTGTAGTTTTTCGCGATAAACATAAAATGTATAACCTTGTTTTAAACAATAATCTCGCACACTCATTTCAGAACATATCGCATAATCTGCAATCTCAGGAGTATACAAACTAACAATCGCGATTTTCTTTCCAGGATTGTATGTTGTGAATTTTTCTTTTGGTACTTGTATTTGGTTTAAATGTTTACTTATGTATTTAAGGTAATCGCGGTCAACAAGATTAGACCATTCATCTTTCAACCTTAAAAATTCTTGATGTTTTCGCGGATCAACCTCTTTCTCTTGAGGCGGCTCACTTTTCGCGACAACTATTTTTGCAATGTTTTGCTTTAATTGTTTTTTATATTCGATCCACCAAGATTGTACTTTTTTGGAATGTCCAATTATCCATTGTGAATTTTCAAGAAGTAAGTTTATATCGTTGGATATGTTATTCCAAGATCCAGTTTCAATGAGTGGATGTTCGCCAAGTAGATTGTGCCAATAATCATCTTTTTCAACAATTGGTATTGCGCCAACTTCGAGCGCCTCATACAATCTAAAAGTATCAACGCTCGTATTGCCGCGAGGACATGGTACAAAAATTGACTCGCTCAGTATATTCTTGTACTCCTGGGTGCTCAAAGAATCTTCAGACCTCCAACCCTCAGCAATGTGAAGATGATATTCGCCATTGCATTTTTTCAATGATTCAATCATTTTTGAGCGATCACCTTGAGCATGAACCTGACCAGCAAAACACCAAGTATATTTTTTATCAATTTTATTTTTATATTTTTTTGTATAATTAGAAGTGTCATTAAATACTTCATCATAAAAACTCCAATCCAAATCAGTTCTTTTTTTTGTGTCTATTTTTTTTGAACTTGCCGACCCAAGTAGTGGAATTTTTAATTCGTAACCGCTAACCATATAATTTTTTCGACCATTAAATTCGTTCTGTTTAAACATAAAGGTATCCCCAAGATGGTGTTTTATTTTTTCAGGAATTTCTATAAAATTGTTTTTGAAGAAACAAAAAAACATGCCTGGTCCATGATTAAATAGTTTATTATAAGGAATCAATTCTCTTTTTGACGGAAATGTTTTTTTATTAAATATATGTGTCTCCGGCACGCCGTTACCATTTATACTTCTTGGATCAATAAAAACGCAGCCCATATCTTCAGAAACATTATTTAACAAAAACTCAAAAACATCCACATCAATCACGGCATCATCATTTAAAACACAACACAATTCATTTTTACATAAATCAACCCCCATATTAACACTAGGATTAAAGTACAAACTATACTCAGGAATCACTCTTTTTAATTTTTCAAAATCATTTATCCATACAGGAGCATCCTTTTCGAGATTATCTATCAAAATAATCTCACCAACAAATTGATTTTTATTGAGCCTGTAAATTGATTCAATTAAATAATCGTTTGCTGCCCAAACTGTCGGAATAATCAAAGACACTCTCTTGTTCATGTTTTAAATCCTTTCTTGTATCCCAATGGAATGAATGTTACATTATCTGCAACAGCATCTTTTCTATAATATTGTCTAAACACATGTTTAAAGTTTTTGTAATGATCAATTTCGGCGTGACAATGTTCGTCGCTCAAATGAACCAATATACAATTTTTATTTTTTAATTTTTCAAAATATTCTTTTTGTTTTGCGCGCAATTGATTTAGGTTTTCGCGGAATTTTTCTGGATATATATTTATGTTTTTCGCATACATATCACTATATACAATCACACTATTTTCTTCTACAATATTCATATCTTCATTGATAACCACATCAAAATCCTCAAACATCTCACATATAAAATCTTGTTCAAATAGATTATTTTGTGTGAATATTAATTTATTTTTTGTTTTTATTTTTTTGAGTTGCGGAATGTCAATATTAAATTCAACACAATCAATATCCTCAACGCCCGCGAACACTTTTAATTGATCACCATCTTTGAGAATCGAGCTGCAATAATATTCTGGCCTGATGTCGCCAAGCTCTCGCAAGCATACATTTGCAATTTCACCATTCACCAAATCAAACGAAACAAAATATTTTTTATATGCCCACGAAAGTGAGCCTGGTTTTTTCTCAATACTCTGTCGCTCAGAATGACAAATCATGGCGTAAGTATTGTCGTCAATTTGCACAGGACAAGTTGCGTTATGGATTTCTGGAGAAACACTTTTCTCTTGTTGCGAAAACTGTATCTGCTCGATTGACTCGTGCGCACAATACAACAACGGAAACATTGAATATAAACAATAATACAAACCATCATGTTTAAACATTAGCCAATTTTTTTGAATATCATCTAATTCACCAGAAAGTGTTCTAATGTATTGTATTTTTCCTGCGCTCAAGTTTACTCGACATATTCCAGGAGACGTTTTTAATCTTAATCCCATTGGCTTTTTTTCATCCCAAGATCCATTGCCTTTCTTTTTACCCTCAAACACATCAATATTACTCAAGATTGTGCAACATGCCAAGCAAGAAAGCTCTCCATCCTTCAACTCAACTGTGTTTTCAATGAACCTGACATCTTCAATCTTCAATTTGTTTGTTCCTGCAAGATCTATCATTCTTGAAGTTCTATATGAATATTCATCAAAAACAAAATCACAATCAATTTTTTTATTACTACCCACCTGCAATTGATATCCCGCGTCACTTCTATAAAAATTTATTCTTTTTCCTGACGAAGATTTATAATAAGCAGGACAATCTTGTGGATAAATTTCTGTTCTATACAAAACATATTTTATTCCTTCATGCTCAACAGCTGAAGGATTGATTGTAGACACATCATCTTGATAAGGCTTGCGACTCAACCCCAACTGTTCTCCCCAATGCTTGATTCCCCAGTTTTTAATTTGAGCATCAACTTCTTTTTTTACTTTTGCGTTTCCATTTTTATTTTGAATAACTCTCCTGCCATTTAAGTCTTTTATATATTCATCGCCTCTTGAAAATTCAAGCAGTTTTATCTTCTTACCTTTGTACTCAATGATTCCATAATTTTTATCAAAAGAAGAATATTCATCGCGATCCAAAAACATATTCAATGCGCGACCCAAAACTCCAGGCCCCGTAAAATTCAAATAGTCAAAAATAATATCTTCGGTTTTACTAGCTATCCATGCATTGTTTTGTATATTATCAACAATAATATCTATACAATTTTTCATAATCTCTGAACCGGCAACACACCCAAACATACCATTTGTAAGCATGCTGGATCGATGCTTTCTTGCAAAATCTATTGGCGCAAAAAAATCAACGCCATCTAATATAAAATAATCAAACGAAGCAATCATCAACATATCTATATCACAATAAATTCCTCCCTGCTTATACAACACACAATATCTCCAAAGATCAGCTTTGAATGCGCCAGGTATAATTCGATCATAACAATCCAAAACCTTTTTATCAAAATTGTTTTCAATAAAATTCCTTCTTCGCTCAGAATCAAAAAATTCATATTGATATTCGGGATTATAACTCTGGATTCTTTCTGTCAAATATTTTAAAAAACCCTCCACATCACAGGTTTCCCATGTCTGAAATATTGTTTTGGGTATAAGGTTCTTTTTTTGTTCATTGATGGAAAACTTTTCTTCTGCAAATCTTAAATCTGATTTTCTATCTTTTTCTACATTATCATTTTCTTCATGCAATTGATAACTCATTAATGGATTTAAATGAAACACCAATTCAGGTGCCGCGAACAATTTATTTTCATTGAAAAAGTTTTGCATAAAGTTGTCAACCGCTTGATCCATTCCAAATTGCTCAACCCACTGACACAACAAGCTCGCGCCTTGCTTGCTTAAAATATAAGAGTTCGCATTCATATGCCAAAAATGATCGTCTTTTGTAAAATAATCATTTCTTTTTACTGTATAAAAATAATCGTTTTGTTTCCGCAATACCTTATGATACTCTGATTTATTCCATGGCTGGCAACCTCCAAGGTAAATCAAAAACGCACCTTTTGGCATATGTTCGCTGTATATTTGATTCCAAAACTTTGTGAATCCAGGCTTGAAAACTGTATCATCTTCAAGAATTAAATAGTTTTTGGCATCACGATCCATAGTCAATTTTTGCCACAACCGATAATGACTAATTGCACAACATATCTCAGCCTTAGTTCTTTTTTGCCATGTCTTTGGAAAAAGTTTTTTAACTTCGTCATTCAATTCAACCTGATTTGCGTCGACAGCACTAAAACGTTCTGCAAAAAAAGGTAGATTAACACAAATATGATTCAATCTATCAATTCTTCGATCAAGATTGATGAAGTAACTTTTTGATATTGCTTTTAATTTTGTATTCATTTTTTCATCCTTCTCGATCCCAATAAAATCACTTAATTCACCACTGGATCTCTCAAGAAGAAACATAAAATTGTGTATTTTTCCATATTTTATATTATCTTTTTGCAACTGTTTTAATAAATATTGTTCGGCGTGATAGTATTCCTGTTTTTGCTTTAACCTGGAATACCTTGTGCAATATGTATTTAACGCCCTCTTACTTTTTACCACGGCGAATCGATCATTGATTCCGCCGAACCATCCATAATCTATCTGCGGACAAATATAATAATAAGGTGCAAACAATTCTTCATCTCTTGAAAAACAATCTGTATTCAATGGATGAGTATGATACAGATCACTTCTAGATAAAATAAAATAATCATATTCATCAATACAAGACTCAATTTTATTATAAAAATATTCTAGACAATAAAGTTGCTTCAACGAATTCTTTATAGATACAAGAGAATTTCCTTCCTTCCATGCTTCCCCAAAACTCCGAATCTCCACAGCAAGCTCTTCAATTTTTTCGTTTTTACTTCTCGACTCCTGATCATAATATTTTTCTTTAAAATCAAAGTATTTTTCAATACTTTGATAATCAATATTAGAGCCCTCAAAATTTTTCTGTCTCGGGTTTAAGTAGTTGTTTTGCTTGCTTGTGACTAAAAAATAATCAACATCAAAATCCCGAAGCTTATCTCTTACATTAACACTAAAAGCAGAATATTGTTTTTCATCAAAATTCTTAACTTGTCCAAAAAATATATAAGCAATCCTAGCCATCCTGCAATAATCGCATATAGTTTTTTATATTGCTTTCATCGCAAGGTTTGTATTTTCTTAAGAAATTTATAGCATCTTTTTTGTATTGATCTTTTGTTGATTCATGGTTTTCTATTGCGGCCTTCAATTGCTTGGCTCCCATTGTCACATCAAAATCAGGATAATAATAACCTAAATTTTCTAACCTAGGGGAATTATGTATCAAAGGAAGTCCTAAATATAAAACCTCAAAATGAGAATAATTCAATTCATTATACATTTGATGGCTCACCACAGTGTTTCCAAATTTACTAAGAGCATCCAATGAACCCCATCTATTGTTAAAGAAACATTTGCTTGTTTCATCAACAATTGTAAATTTGTGCATCAGCTTTTGAAAAAATTTCTTTTCTCTAATTCTTTCGCAAGAAAATGTATTAATAGAGTCTAGCTCACCAGGAAACATTTGATTAAATTTTTCACAGATAGCCAAAGGAATAATGCAGTTTTTAAGATGAGAAATATTGGGCTCAAAAATACATATTTTATTTACATCATCTTTTCTAAATTGCGGAGACAATTTTTTCGCAGAGAGTTCTTTTATTTTACTTTCAACAAAAAATGAATCCCAAATGTACGGCGCAACATGAACATTAGATATATTATAATATGCCTTGATATATTCTTCAGCAAAAGCGTGATGAGGGGAAATCCAAACTTGAGACAAATACTTGGGCTTATCAAGAGGAACCTTCTTTTCATTCGATGAACATATTCCATAATGTATATCATCCATCAATTTATTACCAAAATGAACAAGAATAATTTTCAAATCAGGATTTCTTTTTAATAGCTTATCATACATTTCTGGCAACAAGTCAAAGCCTGCCACAATAAGTACATCTAAAATTTCATCCGCATCACCTAGCAAGTCATTGAGCATCATACCTTGATGATCCTTGTCTAAAACATGAGCAGGTTTACTGTGAGAGATGTAAAAACATTCATTTCCAGCCTTTTTAAGCAAGCTGTACAAAAAAACAATGTTTTGCTGCATTCCATTAGCCCAAAATGCCACCGACATATCTAGAGTTATTCCAATTTTCATACAAATAATTTTTTATATTTTTCCAATACCAAAGGATTTTTTGGAGAGTACCTATCCAATACTTTTTTCGCGCTATTTTTATATTCTTCTAAATTTTTATCATGACAAGTCAAGGCCTCTCTCAATGCCTTTGCTCCAAGAATTGTATCGTAATTTGGATAATAGTATCCAGCATCTTTTATGTATTCAGAATTATGAACAAGCGGTATATTAAAGTGAAGAGCTTCAAGATATGTATAGTTTAATGCATTCATCAATTGATGTGATATAACCACATTAGCTTCTGTAGAAAATATCGTGCTAAACTTTTTTCTGTTTGCGAAAGTAATTTTACCTTTTTTTGTGATATCTAAATTCCACATCAGTGACTTAAAATATCTTTTATCCATTATCGTTGAAGCGCAGTATACTGTCAATTCCTCAAAAAGATTTTGATCAGACGCGAATAACTCTTCGGCAATAAAAATACTCGGAATGCAATTCTTTGTCATATTTAGATTGGGCTCGAGTATCGCAATATTTTTTTCAAGCCCAGGTTCATAATAACAGCTTTTTCCCGCCTTATTCCAAACCTGCTCATGTATATCAGCATACATAGAGCTCCATATATAAGGCAGCTCAAAAACCTTTTGGGTTTTATAAAATGTCTTAAAATAAGACATGGAAAACTCATAATGAGGAGAGACCCAAATTTCATCAACACTATGATTAGGTATGCATACATTATCTAGCTTGCATTGCTCAATATCAGCAAGTAACCTATTCCCATAATGCACATGAATGTTTTTGCAGTTTTTATTTTGAGATTTCAAAAAATCTACTTTATCGTTCGCAACAACCCAACCTGTTTGCAATAAATAATCAACTTTAGGTAGATTCAACCATTCTTTTTCTTCATAAATTAATAGGTCACTTGGCGGATCAATGCATTCATCAATATCATGATTTATAACAATAATAGGATTACAACCAATGTCTTTAATAAGGTCCGCTAAAAATACAATATTTTGTTGCAAACCATTACAAAAAAGACCTTTATCAAAACTCGCAGTTAATACAATATTCATGTCTCTAAAAGTTTACACAAATACTAATCTTTATGCACAGCAATATCTAAATAATTTCCAGTTTCTAGCATTTGATCCGATAAAGCTACATAAAAACCTGTCTCGGATACGTTGTATGTAGAGTATCCATAAATAAAATCTGAAGACTCATCGATTCTCATGGAAACAGATACTTGTGGCGGAGTTGCGTAAAAAGTTGTATCACCGATATCTTGATAATTAAAAGACAAAGTATCAACCCCTGAAGGAATAATCAATGAAGTGGAGAAAGTTCTTTGAGCATCAATAGCATCATTTAAAGTTTCTCCTAATTTTCTAATTTTTACCCAGTCTGTGGTATTATTTTCTCCAGTTTTTTCGTAAATAAAATTAGTATCAGAATCAATATAATGAGAACCTACTATTCCAGCAGCTTTTGCACTACCAGATGGCGGCCCCGAATCAGTAATGAGGGGCTTTCTTATGCCTAAATTAGCATTAACGAAAGTTTCGAACGCGCCCATCTCTTAATCCTCCTTGTTGCTGTGATACAAAAGAGCTGCAGAATACAAATCCAATTCATGCCTCAGCGACAATTCTTGTATTTCATTCATTACTTCCAAAGAAGCTATCTCCTCAGAGTCCTCAACACAAGCGTGAAGTTTATCTTGCCAACTCAAAGGGTCTCCGGACGAAACGATTGATTCACACAATTCGTCAATCATTTTCTTTTCGGAATTTTTAAGCTTCTTTTTATTTAATTTTTTACGCATAGCTTTATAACCACAATCCCTTAATTCCTCAGTAGAGTATATAACTTTTTGAAGATCTTTTCTTGAGTATAATTCCTTGTCTACCGACTTGCTTTCTTGAGGTATGCCTGATGTACCCACCGGCCTACCCACTTCTCCCTTTGGAGAATTTACTTGATCGTCTCCAACTTCAGGAGCAATCATGGGAACACCCCCGACAATTGGATTATACATACCCTCTTTTCGTTGTTCAATATACTTTTCTTGAGCAACTTCCATTTCTTCGGGTTTTGGATATGAGCCTTTTTCTAGAACATTCATTCCTTGTTCAGGAGTTATGATTCCAAGCTCCATCAATCTAGTGGCGACTCTTTGAAGTTGAACCTCATCTTTTATATCGGTTTGTTCAAATTTTACAGTAGGATATTTCCTAAAACCAAGGTTTTGGCAAATCATTTTAACCTGAGGTTGCAAGAAATCATGTATGAATGCATTGCGAGATTCTTCTAAACGCTCTAAAAATATTTTAGCCTTAACTTGAGTATTGCTATAACGCTCATCGCCGACAATCACATTTTGCAAACCTTCTTTAATGTCATTATTGATAACCTCATACTTTGCAGGCCCAACAACTTTACCAATATCAGGAATAACAAACTGAGCTTTCGTTGTATAATCGCTAACAAGAACGCGTCCAACACTTTCGTTTTTGAAAAGATTCTGCATCGCTTCCATGTTTCTTGGATTTATTCCACCCTTGTCTGGCTCGGCGCCCATGGTTATGAGTAATATAACATTTTCAATTGTGCGACATATGGCTTGATCGATTTGTTTTAATTCTAATTTAAAATTAATATCATCAAGAACAGGGTAACCAAAAGGAATTGCGAAAGGCTCGTAGTCTTGTTTTTTGTAAAATGAATATACAAGATGCCCAGGATCAAGTTTTATTCTTATTCCATCACTGTTGTATTTTCCTGTGCGAATTTTTTCTTTTGTGTCATCATCTAACGCTTCATATACCTGTTGGTCATATTCGGTTTTTGGGTTCCTGAGTCGCTCGATATCGTATTCACTCAATATTTTTTCGTATAAACCTGTCTCAAAAGAGGATCCTTTTGTTGCAACAATATCATATGGATTCAGTAGGATATAACGAACAGGTAGATTTCCAGGTTTAAGAGCTAAGCTTGAACCGTAAATTTTAGTGAGTTTATCGAAGTCTGATTTTGAAAACTTTCCATCAACCCTATACATGAAAATATTTCCGCTTCTATAATATTCTCTAAAATACTGATCTTTTAAGTTCCAAAGATTGATTCTCTCAAACCATTTATAAACAAAATCTCTTGAGTTTTGAGTGCCCCCTTCAAGATAAATATTAGAATTAGCAAATTCAGACATAACATCAATTGCATTTCTAAATACAGATATGTTTGCATAAGCTTTCTGACAAAGCTCTATTGTATCCCTTACATTCACTCCGTCTGTCCCGTATACATAAGGAAGCATTCCGCCAGAAATATTAGAGAATCTGTGCTTTTTATCAGACTTGTGCGTTACATTGCGCCTAGAAGCGAATTCATCGGACCCTGATTGAGATCTAGAGTATGCTGCTTTAGACTCAATATAGTAAGGTTCACCAGAAGAAGATGGTCCAATTAAAGGAGATTCAATAAAGTCATTCAAATTCGGGGCGGAATCTTTATCAAATTTCTTCCAATAATCAGAGCGTTTTACATATTTTCTCTTACTCATTCATTATGGTACACGAAAGTTAAAGTAAAGTCTACTAAAAGTCTAAAGTTAACTTTTAAACTTTCAACTTTCAAGAAATGTGTACATGATTACATGTCTCAAGAAAATAATAAAAGATGCACTATTACAACTGAAAACGGTGAAATCGGCGGAACGATCCTTAACGAATTCGAAGAAATCGGTGGTCCTGATGATGGAGCATTGTTTGCGGTAATAGAATTAGATAATGGCCAACTTATTACAGTCAAAATGTCAGAAGTTTTTGGCGACTAAAAGTGTAATACATAATTATCATGAGCGAGCATACAGAAAATCCTAACTTTAGATACAGTAACGATAATCGAGATTTAACGCCCCAAGCAATCAGTTATCCTTCACAACAAGAAGTGAGACAAGATTCTAACAAGGGAGATCGAGATTACTATCCAAACGATAATGGAGGATATTATGCGAACTCAAACAGAGACGACATTTCAACCGTAGACCCAACAAACAAAAAACAACCACCAAATTCAAATTATAAAATATTATGATCTTTGCTATCTTCACTTTGCTCTCGGCATTAAGTATTTCTGTTATTGCCGCTTATTTTAGTATCATAGGACTTGCCACAATCTTTCCTGGATCCATAGAGGCTGTTATAGCCATGGGTGCAGCTCTAGAAGTTGGAAAAATTGTTGCAGCAATCTGGCTTCATAAAAACTGGAAGTCAGCGCCCACAACATTAAAAATTTATTTATTTTCTGCTATTTTAGTATTGATGGGAATAACAAGCATGGGTATCTTTGGCTTTCTTTCAAAGTCTCACATTGAACACGAACAAAACAGCGTCAAAGCTCAGGCGCTCGTTGAACAAGTGGAAACAAAGATATTTCGAGAACAAGAATACATCAAAAGACAAAAAGAGTTGATCACTCAAAACCAACAAAAAAATCAAAACTTATCCGACAAAAGCTCTGAAAACATCGAACTAGAACAAAAGAAAATAGCTCAACTCACTGAACAACTCGAAAAAGATATTGAACTTGATAATAAAATGCTGGCTCCAATTCAATCAAGATTAGATAAATTAAATGATGAATTGAATCAAGTAAAAAACAAATCAGGAGGATTATTCTCAAACAAGAAAAAAGATGTTGAAAGTAAAATTGCAGAGCAATCAGTTGAAAGACAAGAACTTGCTACCAAGAAAAAACAAATAGAAGATCGCATATCAAAATATCGCAACGAAACATCCTCTTTAATTTCTGACATCAGAAAAAGAATACAAGATTATCAAACAATAGGATTTGAAAAACCTGAAAATGTAGAACAAAAAATAGAACAATTAAATAAAAATATTAGTTCTTCGCTTGATAAAATAGATGAACTAGAAAGACAGAAGTTTGATCTTGATGATGGATCCCGCCAACTAGAGGCAGAAGTTGGCCCAATTAAATATGTCGCCGAATTGGTTGCCGACTTTACGGGCATGGAATTTGACATTGGTAAAGCGGTAAGAATGGTTATCATTATATTGATCTTTGTGTTCGATCCTCTAGCGGTACTGCTCGTCCTTGCTGCGCACATAAGCTTGAGCAAAAAGTTTCCGAAAGCAATGCAAGACGAAGCTGTGGCCTTTGAGAAAATTGCAGAAATTGAAGCTCAACAAAAGCTTTTAGAGAAAGAGGAACTAGATATTCAAGAGCGCAAGAAGGATCTTGATCAAGAAAATAAAATACTAGAACTTCAAGAAAATCAAGCCAAAAAGTATCAACAAGAAATACTGGAAAACAAAGAAACTTTGCGGCTATTGAAGCTTGAGTCTCAAAAAGAAATACTCAAAAAAGAAGATACATCTGCAATAACTCAAGAAATAGAAGAGTTGATTCGCCAAAAAGATATCGAGCAAGAAGAAATACAGGAAATAAAAATACAAAAAAAGAAACTTCTTGATCGCGCAGAAGAAACCATAAAAAGCGCAAAGGAAATTAAAACTGTTCTTGGCAAACATAATGATCAAAAAAATAAAATAGAAGAATTAAAATCTGAGATATGCATCAACATCGAACAATTCTCGAAACTTAAAAAACAAATCCAAAAATTAGAATACTCAGAACAAGATGCATCAAAATTAAATAAAAAATTTGAAGCAGATATCATTGAATTAAAAGACAAAAACCAACAGCTCGAGGATTTGAATAAAAAATTAACCGCAGAAAACACTCAACTCAAAAACAGAAAAATACCCGATCCCAACGAAGATCTTAAAAATAAAATATCAAATCTCATTGATCAAAAAAATCAAATACTTGAAGAGAATTTAATTTTAAAAGAAAAAGATATATTGAAAATAAAAATTACATCCAAAAATGGAAAAGACTTTTGTTTATCGGTTGATTCAATATTAGGAGGATGTCACACATTTTCCAAAGAACAAGATTTCTCAGAACAGCAAATCAATTCATTTTGTGATCTAAGCAAAGAATTGGACAAAGATTGTGAATCTCGAGATGCCGAAAAACTACTCAATCTTTATGAAACAAAAATTATTCAAATTGTTAGCCACAAAATTAGCAACATTGAATATCGTAAACTGAGACCAAATTATAAATTTTTACCTTGACTTACTGACGCACATATGGTAAACTTGTTGGGTGAAAAAATTCAACAAGCGCGAAATAATAAAAAAAATAGTATTCGAACCAGACAAGCAAAAGCGTATATTCTGGGCTCGAGAGATGAAACTATTAAATGATCTGCTAGAAATTTTTCCCAATCAAGATTTCTGGCAACGTATGACTTTCATTAAAGTTCCTTCTCTTGCCGTGCTTAGAGCTGGCGCTGGACTAAAAAATCTAACAAAAAAATACAAGGACTTTAATTATAAAATTCCAGAAAAAAAAGAATTTCCTATAGGAGATAAAACCGGAGAAGATAAAATAATCTCGAAAAAACCAAAAACAATACGACAATTTATAGATGAGTAAAACAAAAGACATACAAACAACAGATCAAATAGCAAAATTTCTTTCTGATAAAGATAATCAGAAATATCATTACAACTTCCATGAATCAGAAGAATACAAAATATCAAGCGGTAGTTTGAATTTAGATATTGCCCTTGGAGGAGGACTTCCAAGTGGAGCGCATAGATTCACAGGAATCAACGAAGGCGGTAAAACTAGCTGCGCCATGGCATTCGCAAAGAATTTCCAAAAGCACTTTGGAGATAAAGGTATGATTATATACATCAAGAGCGAAGGTAGGTTTAGTCCCGAAATGATACAGAGATCAGGAATCGATACTGACCCAGAAAAGTTTTTTGTTTTTGATTGCAATATATTCGAAAAAGTATTTGAGCTTGTAAGAGAGCTTGTTTTTAATAATGATCATGACAAAAAATACATGTTTATCATTGATAGTGTTGATGCATTATGCAGGGTTGGAGATATCGACAAACCATTCGCTGAAAGTGAGCAAGTTGCAGGAGGCGCATTGATCACATCTGTGTTTCTCAAGAAAATGGTTCTACCCATCACAAAGATGGGGCACACAATGATTTTAACAAGTCAAGTTCGAGTAGAAGTTGCTACAAATCCTTATGCCGCTAGAGGAGGACCTAAAGTAAAACAAGCAGGCGGAAATGCAATCAAACACTATGCAAACTTTATTCTTGAATTTGAAGAGCGTTACAATTCCGATCTCATATTTAAAAATCCAACAGCAACCAAATTAGATGAAAAAGGAGAGCCGATAGGTCACTATTGTAAAATACGTTTTCGCAAAAGCGTAAATGAAAAAACTGGATCCACTGTTCGCTATCCAATCAAGTACGGCCAAAAAGACGGCAAATCGGTTTGGCGTGCAAGAGAAATATTAGACATGCTTTATCTTTTTAATTTGATCGACAAAAAAGGCGCGTGGATATCTGTGTCTGAAGACCTGATCAAAGAGCTTTCAGATAAAAAGTTTGAGATCAATGAAAAATTTCAAGGAGAACAAAGGTTGATAGACTTCCTAGAAGAAAATGAAAAACTATCTGATTTTCTTTATGAGGATTTCAAAAATTTAACCAATGCGCTTTAAGACCCTTACAGGGGCAACCCGAACAGTCAAAAAAGCCAAAAACTTTTTGATTGACTGGGACGGTAAAAGCAGAAGTAAAATTCAATACAATGCAAAACAATTCCTGAAAAAGTATTGGAACAATCATATTGTATTCGAAGAATTTCCTGTGGCAGGAACAAAGCTATCGCTAGACTTTTATAATGCAAACAAAAAAATAGCAGTGGAAGTTCAAGGCAGACAACACACAAAGTATGTTCCATTCTTTCATGGCAAAAATAAAATCAATTATCTCAATCAATTAAAACGCGATCAAGACAAGTTAAATTTTTGTGAATTGAATGATATACAATTGGTTGAAATATATGATGGAGACGAATTGAGTGAGAAACTTTTCGAAAGTTTTGGTGTTATTCTTTAGTTTGTGTAATATATAGTATGAGCGACGACTATATTGACCCAGAAAATTTGAATAAATTTAATTTGCCAGAAAGTATTTTAACTCAATTGTTTGAATTCACAGGCTCAACAGGAGGAGATAGCGGATTTATTTTATCATTTGTAAATCAAGATGGCTTGCCTTCTGTTATAACAAAAGCTAATTCCCCGATAATTGAAATGGGTTTAAGAAAAGCTTTAGAGCAGTATCTCGAACAGGTAGCCGCACAAGAAATTGGATTAAACTTTCCTCCCGACATGGGAGACGAAGAAAGCCCTTGACTTTTTAAACTAATTCTGGTAAGATGTAGGAATGATATATTCTTACGAACTAGAACAACACCTTATTGCTGGACTAATAAAGCATCCAGAAAGCTATCCTCTTGTAGCGGCATTTATCAATGAGAATGATTTCTTCGATAAAAACACAATAGTCAATAGAACTATTTTTTGCGTATTAAGGCAATCGCTTGAAGCAAGTGATGCGCTTGACGAGGTCTTATTAGCTCAAAGAGTTCAGTCTTTAAATATATCATTCGAAGATAATATCAACATTTCAGATTATATTAAAGCATTATCAATGCGACAAATATCAAAGGAGGGAGTCGTGAAAGCCGCAAAAGAACTTAAAAAAATTACAGTTCGGCGCGAAATACACGATGCATCAATTGATGTCGCAAAGAATATGAAATCTTTAAGTTCAAGCGCGTCATTTGATGAGATAGTTGGCGAGGCAGATAAAATATACAATGATAAAATCAATCTCTATGAAATAGGATCAAACAAGCCTGAAAATTTATTCGATGAAATGGAAGACTTTATTGAAGAACGGGGCAACAACCCAATTGATGAGTTTGGATTGATGGGGCCTCATGAAAGAATAAATGACCTATATGGCTCGTTATTCAGGCCAGGAAATATCGCTGTGGTTGTTGCTCGTGCTGGAGTTGGTAAGACACAATTCTGCATGGACTTTTGTACAAAAGTTTCCGCGATAAATAATCACGTTCCAATTCTTCATTTTGACAATGGAGAAATGAGCAAAGAAGAGTTGATTATTCGCCAATGCTCAGCTTTATCTGGAGTACCAATGCACCTTCTTGAGACTGGTCGATGGAGACAGGCAGGAGAAGAGGTTATAGAAAAAGTGAGATCAACATGGGAAAAGGTGAAAGATTTTAAATTTTATTACTACAATGTGGCTGGCCATAGTATTGATAGCATGCTAAATATCATCAGGCGTTTTTATTATTCTGAAGTCGGAAGAGGGAATCCAATGATTTTTAGTTTTGATTATATTAAAACGACATACGAAAGACAGAATGGAGCAAGTAGTTGGGAAACGGTTGGTAGAATGGTAGATAAATTCAAACAGTTGATTCAGAAAGAATTATGTTTCAACGGCAAACCTGCTGTGGCAATGCTTACAAGTGTTCAAAGTAATAGACTTGGTATCACCAACAACAGAAATTCTGAAAATGTAGTTGACGATGAAAGTATCGTTTCTCTCTCTGACCAGATCACGCAATTTTGCTCACACCTATTTTTATTAAGACAAAAAACTATGGATGAAATTCAATCCGAGCCTGATGACTTTGGAACTCACAAACTCATATGCCTCAAGTACAGATGGCTTGGCAAAGATGTTCATCGAGCCCTTCAACCCGTAGAAATGCCTGATGGAAGCAAAAGAAAAAATTACATCAATCTTCACATGGAAAATTTCAGCATCAATGAAAAAGGAGATCTTCAAGACATGGTTGACCACATGGATTCAGAAGGAGTTGGTGTGTTAATGGCAAACGGTCAAGAAGTTCCTAACCTCTGATGAGTCCCGAAAAAATAAAAGAATCCCTGATTCAATTAGGGTACAAGCTGGCAGACAGGGGGTCATATTGGCAAACAAACGCTTTGTTCAGAAATGGTGATAATAAGACCGCAATACAAATATATAAAAACACAGGAGTTTGGAAGGATCACGTGCAGAACAGCACTTTTTCTCCGTTCAAAAGATTGGTGGAAATAACGCTTGGGACGAACGATCAAAACACATTAAAACAATTCCTTGAAGAAGATGATCTTGGCGCAAATTACAATAAATTAACATTCTCAGAAAAACTAGAAATGGAAGAAATATACCCAGAAAATTGTCTTGATAGATTGTTGCCTCATTATAAATTTTATAACGATCGCGGCATTTCAACTGAAACTCTAAAATCCCTCAAAGGAGGTTTCGCGACAAGCGGAAAACTCAACAAAAGATTTGTGTTCCCGATATACAATGAGCATAGTCAAATTCATGGCTTTTCTGGTCGAGACATGAGCGGTCTAGATAATCGCCCAAAATGGAAACACATTGGCAAAAAGAAAGGTTGGATTTATCCTTTGTATGCAAACCCAAAAACAGCGCAAGATATAAACGAAAAAGGTTCAATTATATTTGTTGAAAGTATAGGGGACTTATTGAACTTGAATGAACAAGGCTTCAATAACGTTCTTGTTACATTTGGCCTCGACATCTCCACGAAACTAATATGTTCAACTCTTTCATTGAATGTTGATAAAATAATTATAGCATTAAACAACGACAAAACATCCTCTAGAAATCGAGGCCTAGAAGCTAGCATAAAAAATTACCTAAAACTATTGAATTATTATAATCCAGAAAAAGTCTGCATATGCCTTCCAACCCAAAAAGATTTTGGAGACATGAGCAATTCAGACTTTGACACATGGAAACAAAAGCTTGAAAGTATAGATTGCGAAACACAACAACAATTTATCATTAAAAAAATAAATGAAATATACAAATCATTGCCCAAAACACTATTAAAAAATAAAAAAATAATAATCAATGAGTGAATTAACAAAATTATCCGCGAGTAGAATAAAAACCGCGCAAACATGTAGTTGGACTTATTGGTGCAATTACAAACTTAAACTTCCCGACGCAGGAAATGATGGATCAAGTCGAGGAACAATTTGCCATAATATATTTGAATTGCTTGGAGACAAGCATAAGCGTGAATACAATAAAATTATAAAAGATGGAAGCATCTGGAATACCGAGGTTGTTGCCTCGCAAGTCAAAAAAGAAGCAGAAGAACTTGGAGTTGATGATCCCGAAAATCTTGAGCTCATTGATGAAATGATTGTGAATGGACTAAGGTGCGACTTTTTTGGCGACGAAAATGAAAAGCCTGTATTAGCAGAATCAGAGCGATTTTTTGATCTTGAAATTGATCGCCCTGAAGAAGGAATAAGGTACGCAGTCAGAGGTTATATTGATAAACTTTTTGTATACAAAGATAATTCCGTAATTATTCGAGACTTTAAAAGCAGCAAGTCCGTATTCAAGGGTAAAGAAATAACAGACAATCTGCAGAACCTTATATATTGCCTTGCAGTAAAACATCTCATGCCAGAAACAGAACCTCAAAGTGAATTTTTGTTTTTGAGATTTGACCTTGATACTGATTTACTTGGAAACGCAGGCAAGGGTAGAATGAAAATGGACAAGATATCACCAGAAGAGCTTGAAGGCTTTGAACATCAATTAACACAGTTCCAAAACTATCTTGACAATTTTGATGAAGATTCTGCAAAAAGCAATCTTGCGGCAACACAAGATTATCCAAAAGATGGAACATTTGGAGGTCCATTAGCCTGCGGTAAAGATGGATACAAAGTGTCACGAGGTCAGCCTATATTGGATGACAATGGAGAACCAATCAAAGCATTCATTTGTCCATTCAGAAAGCCCAGAGATTATTGGGCCCTTAAGGATTCAGAAGGCAACATCAAGAAAACAGCTTTTCCTGAAAATAAACACGAACTAGAAGTTGAAGATGGAGATGAAATTGTTAAAATGAGATATGATGGCTGCCCTCATTGGGAAAACAAACAAAAATTAGATGACTTCCTTGACTAAAAACTACAAAGCAGCAGGTTTACTTGCCAAGTTTAATGACTTGGTTCTTCTCGGAAGAAGAAGTGCAAAGTGCCACAATCTTGCTGGCAACTGGTCAATGCCCTGTGGCATTATAGAAACGAATGAGCTTCCAAAGGATGCTGCTAGAAGAGAATTCTTTGAAGAGACAAACGTAAAAGCTAGTGAAGAAATATATTTTCTTGATGATTTTAAAATGCAAAACGATGATTTTTTTGCATTGTTTTACATGGAAATAGATAAATTAATCTTTCCAAGCAATGACGCAATTGATGCAATCGAACATGATGAGTGGGGCTTCTTTAAAATAGAAAAAAATTCACTTCCTTTGCCCATGACAAAAGAAACAAGAAATGCAATATTGAAGTTGAAATGAAATATTCTTTTGCGATAGGTATTCCTACTCTTAACAGAGCAGATCTATTAAATCCTACCCTTTTAAAATACTTCGAAGATTTTCCAGATGTTGATATATTTATAGTTGACAATGGAAATCAAAATATATTTTCCAGAAAAAACAATTTTTACCTGCATGTCTCAAAAGAAAATTATGGAGTAGCTAAATCTTGGAATTATCTTTGTTTTGAAATATTCAAGAATCACGATTACGCTTTGATTTTAAATGATGATATATATCTTGGGGCGGATCAAAATTTAGTAAATGATTTTGCAAAAGGTCAATGTATTGATTTGGTCAAATGTCAAAATGATTTTCATTTATGTTCGTTTATATTATCAAAAACATGCTTTCAAGAATTTAAATTTGATGAAAACTTTTATCCTGCATATTTTGAAGATAGAGATTTTATGCGCAGACTTGCTTTGTCAGACAGGCAGGTTATGGAAAGCTGTTTCTTGAACCCAGAAATATTCATAAACAGCGCTACAATTTCTGAAAACGGTGGCGACCCCAATATTAATAAAAACTTTGAAGAACTAGCTCATCTATATATAAACAAATGGGGAGGGCCTCCAGGTTTAGAAAAATTTTCAACACCTTTCGATAGTAAGTAAAAATCACTTTAATTATATACTCATAATTCTATTATCTAATAATGAAAAAAATAATAGTAACAGGCGTAACTGGCCAAGACGGAAGTCACATGGTCGATTATCTATTAAAGCATACGCATCATGAAATTTATGGTTCGGTGAGAAGATTGAGCGTGAAAAATCACGAGAATATTTTGCACCTAGAAAATGAACCGCGATTTCATTTGATTGACATGGATTTAAATGACGCTCACAGTATGCGTGATGTAATACTTGACATTCAACCCGACTACTTTATCAATTTCGCGGCACAATCATTTGTCGCAGGCAGCTGGAATTATCCAATTCAAACATGGGACACAGATGCAGATGCAGTACTTCATATCCTAGAATCAATTCGCCGATTCGCGCCACACTGCAGATTTTACAATGCAGGATCTTCTGAAGAATTTGGAGACGTTATCACAAGCCCTCAGGATGAAAGTCATCCCTTGAGACCCCAAAGTCCATATGGAGCAGCCAAATGCGCCGCACGACACCTTGTTAGGGTTTATAGAGAATCTTATAATCTTTATGCCGTACAAGGTTGGCTTTTTAATCACGAAGGAAGTCGTCGCGGACTTGATTTTGTTACCAGAAAAATAACACACACAATAGCTAGAATAAAAATAGCCCTAGAATCAAACAAAACAATTCCAGTTTTAAAACTCGGAAACCTAGAGGCTCAACGAGATTGGAGTGACGCTGAAGATTTCATGGAGGGCGTATGGTTAATGTTGAATCAAGAAAATCCCAAAAATTATGTTCTAGGCAGTGGAGAAATGCATACTGTTAGGGAATTCTTAAATGAAACCCTGAAGAATGCAAATATCGAATTTAAGTCAGAAGGATCCGAAGATTCCGAAAAGTATTACACGCTAGATGGAAAACTAATCTTCGAAGTGGATCCAAAGTTTTACCGACCTGCAGAGGTTCATGAATTATGCGGCGATCCATCTTTAGCTGAAAATGAAATGGGATGGGTCAGGCGAACAGACTTTCATGGATTAGTTAAAAAAATGTACCAAAGTGATTACATGCTGCTGAGCAGATGAAACAAAAAAAAATCTTTGTAGCAGGACATGCAGGAATGGTGGGTTCTGCGGTTCTAGATAATTTAAAATCTCTGGGTTGCGAAAAAATACTAACAAGAACACGAAGAGAATTAGATTTAACCAATCAAGCAGAAGTAAATAAATTCTTTGGGAGAGAAAGGCCTGAGATGGTCATAATTTGTGCAGCAAAAGTTGGCGGTATTCTTGCAAACAATACATATCGTGCAGATTTCATATATGAAAACCTACAGATAGCAAGCAATTTAATTCATGCGTCCCATGTGTACAATGTTCGCAAGCTTATAAATCTTGGCAGCTCTTGTATATATCCTAGAGATGCAAAAATACCCATTGTAGAAGAGAGTCTTCTGACTGATGTACTAGAGAAAACAAACGAACCATATGCAATTGCAAAAATAGCAGCCATCAAATTGTGCGAAAGCTATCACGAACAATATAATCATAATTTTTATTCAATTATGCCTTGCAACATGTATGGGCCCCGAGATAATTTTGACCTAAAAAGCTCGCATGTTTTACCGGCCCTTATAAGAAAAGTTCACGAAGCAAAAGAAAGTGGCTCTAAAAACGTAGAAGTTTGGGGTAGCGGAAAGCCATTGCGAGAATTTCTATATGTCGATGATTTAGCTCAAGCAATAATATATTGCCTTGAAAATGTTGATGCTAAGGATATATACAGTAAAGGAATTTCCCATGTAAATTGTGGATCTGAAGATGAAGTTTCTATTCTTGAATTAACAAGCATAATACAAGATGTTATTGGTTATACTGGCGAGATCACTTTCGACAGTTCGAAGCCTGATGGTACTTACCGAAAAAAAATGAACAACAGTCGAATGATCAACATGGGATGCACGCCAAAACATACATTAAAACAAGGATTAGAAAAAACATACAAATGGTATCTAGAAAATAAACAAAAATTTGTGTAATAAATAGCTATGGAAAATAAAAACAACCACTTCTCGGACAGAGTGTTAAATGCTTTGAAACAAAAAGTCGTTGATCATAACGCAAAATATGCCCAAAAAGTAACACTATCTCAATTACAAAAAGTATATCGTCGCGGATCAGAAATGTTTAGCGAATTTGGGCGACCAGGAAAAACTCGCGGACAATGGGCAATTGCACGGGTAAATATGTTTTTAAAAATGGCTGGCGGATCCAATGTAAAAGATGCTTATCGCAAAGCAGATCAAGACATTGCTTGTGCAGCAATCATTTTTGATGACGGAGTGCGCGAAGAAGCGAAGTTGTTTACAGAAGAAGATCTTATTGCAGCAAAACTTGATATTCACAATAATCAACTACAAGAAGATCCAAATTTCACAAACGAAATGTGGAGCACAATTTTTATTGAAACCGACGAACTTGGATTCGAAGAATATATCGACGAACAAAGCTGGGCTGCAGAAAAAAATAAAGGCAAAAAATTAAACAAACCATTTCGCACACCAGGCGGACCAAAAAAGTTTTCTGTTTACGTTAAAAACGAAAAAGGTAATGTTGTCAAGGTGAACTTTGGTGATCCAAATATGGAGATCAAACGTGATGACCCCGGTCGCCGTAAAAACTTTAGAGCGCGTCACAACTGCGCAAATCCTGGGCCAAAAACAAAAGCTCGTTATTGGAGTTGTAAAATGTGGAGTAAAAAAAGCGTCACAAATGTGACCAAGGGCGAAGAAGACTCTCAGGAAGAAATTGAAGAAAAAGAAGAAACTGCAGAAGCAAAAACAGGACTCTGGGAAAACATTCGCAAAAAGAAAAAGCGCATGGGCAAAAATTACAAACCTGCAAAGCCAGGAAGCAAGGACCGCCCCAGCAAGAAAGCTTGGGAAAAAGCTCAATCCGCAGACGAAGAAAAAGATTTCAAGCCTCACATGATGTATGATCCAAAAACGGGAAAAGCTGTAGAAGCCAAAACATACAAAGATCATCTAGCATTAAAAGAAAAAGGTTATACTCACGAAAAACCTAATTAAGCTAAAAGTGGCGATAAAGAAAAAAAATAAAGTTGGACTTAATAGATAGTAAAGATCGCACGGTTTTGATACTATCTCATTATTGGACACCAATAAACATAACCACTGCGAGAGAAGGCGTCCGAAAATTAATGTCCTGCGGCTCTGCGAATGATAAAGATGCAACCGTAAGAGCTTTATGTTATTCGGGAGAACCGTTGCTATGGGAAGAGTGGATTGATTCAGAAAGATCAAGTTATTATAAAAACCAACCTTTTTTAGGTTCTTGCAATAAGTTATATCCTGTTCCAACAATATTATTGACTACCGCAAGATGGGCATATCAATCAAAAAACAAACCAAACTTAAGATATTTATATAAAAGATACAAAGGAAGATGTCAAATATGTGGAGATAAGTTTGACATGAAAGACATGACGATTGAACACATATATCCAAAAAGTAAAGGTGGCACAAAAGAGAGTCACAATGTCACACTGACATGTCAAACATGTAACTGTAAAAAGGCCGCGATTTATCCATACAAAAACTATAAAGGTGAAGAGCTAGGCCCTTCAAATCCGTATCCTTTCTTTCATGCCTTTCAAAATTGCCGTCCTGAATGGAAGCCTTTCTTGTTTAAAAAATAATTGGCACAATGCTTGCAAAATAGAGTTGCACAAATTATAACTCTAACAAAAGGATAAAACATGTCATATTACTTCAACAATAATAACACAACAAATTCATTCAATAAATTATTCGATAATCTAGTTTCTTTTGATTATGATGATTTTCCAGCTCCAGCGAACATTGTATCCAATGATAAAGAAATTTTGATTGAGCTACAAGCTCCAGGAATCGACAAAAAAGATATAAAGATTGATTGCGAGAATAACATCTTGAGCGTCTCGTGTGACGGCAAGCAAGACCAAAAAGATACAAAATATATTCAACAACAAATCTTTCATGATGGATTCAAAAACACATTCAAATTAACAGGGGAATTGGATCAAAGTAATATATCTGCAACAATGAACAATGGCATACTCAATGTATCAGTTCCTCGCAAAAAACAAAAAACAAAGAACAGAATAAAAATAACTTGACATTTATGCAAAAATAAGTTATCATCTACAGTTTAAAAATTATGAAAACAAAAATACTAACAGTAGCCGCGCTTTCAGCGGTATTTCTTATCAACGCAGCTTTCGCAGCAACAGGATCTTTATCCTTGGGTTACGGCTCTGACTTTTTTCGAAGGGGCTCGCTTCTCTCTAAAGATTCGCTTCAAGCAGCAGCTTCTTACTCGACACAGGTTCAAGGGGTCACTGCAAGCGCAAATGTTCAAACTGCGCATGGCAATGAAAACCTTGAAGATGCATACATCATCTCTGGAGGTTTATCTCAAAAGATTGGATCTTTGTTGACTGTCTATGGCGGACTCGAACATGCAGAATCCCTGGGTGGCGCAAGTGAACTTGATGCGGTGGTAGCTGTATCAATTGATACATTATTGTCTCCCTCGATTTCCGCAGCAAGAAATGTAGATGAAGACTTGTATACCTTTGAGTTGAGCGTTTCTCACGATCTAGACTTAAAGTTTGCAACCTTATCAATCAATGGTTCAGTGGGAAACACGGACACGCGATCTGTAGACAATGTAGACTACTATTCTGTTGGATTAGGATTATCAAAAGAGCTTCAGAAGGGGTTAACTCTTTCTGTTAATGGAGACTTCGTTGACTCCTCTTTGATCAAAGACGATTTTTTAATTGGGGCAGCACTTACTGCTTCGTTTTAATATAGTAAGTATAATCGATCACACTTGCCGCCTCAGAAATGGGGCGGCTTTTTTGTGTATATATTTAATTGAAAAATATCTTTCTTGAGGGTAATATTTCTTATTCTATTGGTATATAAAGCATGAAAAGCAATTTAAAAAAATTAAACGAATTAGGCAGAAGAGAATTTATCGCAAATGCCGCTAAAACATGTTTTGGGGTTGGATTGATGCCTATGGTTGGGTCGTACATTCACAACACTGTTGAGGCTTTGAATCCAGGCTCAAGAATAGCATCTGCAAGACATGTAATATATCTAAACATGTCAGGAGCAATGTCGCACATAGATACCTTCGCTCCAAGACCAGATGTGCCAAAAATTCAAGGCAACTTAAAATCAATTTCTACAAGCGCAGATGGAATCATTCTTTCAGAAAACCTTCCCAAGACAGCACAAGTAATGCATAACGCCTCGATAATTAAAACAATGAACACTAGTCAAGGCGCGCACATGCAAGCAAGCTACCTGATGCAAACAAGCTATCTCAAAAGAGGTACTATAGTGCATCCAACTTTCGGAAGCTGGGTTTCAAAACTTTCGGGCTCAATAAACAACACAATTCCAATGAATGTAAAAATTGGAGGAGGTGGAGGAGGATCTGGATTTCTTGAAGCAAAATATGGTGCGCTTCCAATAAGCAATCCAAAAAATGGACTGGCAAACAGCAAGCTTGCTTCCTATGTTGATCAAGAACACTTCGGCGGAAGAATGTCATTAGTAAATAAACTAAATTCAAGCTTTTCAAAATCATATCCTCATAAAAAAGTAAGAGCATATAGCGACTTGTATAAAGATGCAATTAAATTAATGAACAGTCAAGATTTAAATGCATTTGATATCAGCCAAGAGCCAGAATCAATGAATGAATTATATGGATCTACAAATTTTGGACAAGGCTGTCTGCTAGCAAGAAGACTGATTGAAAATAAAGTCAGATATGTCGAAGTCTCGAGAGGAGGGTGGGACACTCATGATAACAATTTTGAAAGAGTTGCAGACAATTGTGCGGACATAGATCATGCGTTAAGCGGCCTGTTGATAGATCTTGAGCAGAGAGGTTTGCTTGGTGAAACATTGGTTGTATTAACTTCTGAATTTGGAAGAACTCCAAACATCAACGGCAGAAACGGAAGAGATCACTGGCCTTATTGCTTTAGCGCTTTTCTCGCAGGAGGAGGAATTAAAGGAGGATTCTCATTTGGAGAAGTGGATGATCAAGGCAGAAATCCTGTGGAAGGCAAAGCGGTTAAGCCTGAAGACTTAAATGCAACTATAGCATATGTTCTTGGTCTTGCTATCAATGATATACAATATTCTCCTTCTGGAAGACCTTTTACAGTTGCGCATAAAGGCGAACCTGTTTTTGATGTCATTGCATAAAAAAGCCTCCCGAAGGAGGCCTTTTTAGATATCTAATAATAATTTAAAAATCATCTTCGAGCGAACCGCTTTGTTGATATTCTCGAACCCTTCTTTCAAAGAAATTGCCCATAGCCTGAACATCAACCACCTCACTCAGCCAAGGGAATGGATTCTTGTCGCTTGGAAAACGATAATCTAAACCTATTCCTTCTAATCTGCGATTTCCGATATAATGCATATATTCAACAAACATGTCTGCATTTAATCCGAGTATACCCGTAGGAAGAACATCATGAGCGTAAGCAATTTCTAGCTCAACCGCTTTTTTCATATGCTCAACAAATTCTTCTTGAATTTCTTTAGTCCAGATCTCTGGATTTTGCTCGATTAAAGTATTAATAAGATATGTACCAAATGCAATGTGCGAGCTTTCATCTCTAAGCGTGTATTTAATTTGATCAGAGATACCTTGAAGCTTGTTTTGACGACCCAATGCAAGTAGCATAGCAAACCCACTAAAGAAGAAGGTTCCCTCGCAAACTATCCAATAAGTAAGAAAGTTTCTTAACAATTCTTGCTTGCCTTCTATAGTTTCGGTAGAAAAATCTTGACGACTAATATCGTTAGTTATTTCCATCAAGAAATCATCTTTAGCTTTAATACTTGGAATAGTCTCGTATGCAGCGAATACTTCCTCGATATCCAAATCAAGGCTATCGCACACATAAACTACCGTAAGGTTGTGAAGACTTTCTTCAAACGCTTGACGAAGGATGTATTGCCGGCACTCAGCATCCGTAATATATCTAAAGGCACTAAGCAAAAGATTATTACCAACCAGAGACTCAGATCCAGCAAAAAACCCAAGGCAGCGCTTAACAAGTAATTTCTCATCTTCTGTAATTTCATTATTCTTCCATTGTTTAATATCATTTTGCATACTTATTTCAGTAGGCATCCAATTATTGGCACAACTTTTTAAAAATAAATCCCAAGCGTATTTATGTTTGTGAGGTAAAATTCGATTTACTCCAGCT